CCGCCGGTCTGGGCGTGGACGAACTGGGTCATGAAATCCTCAGGACTGAAGGACACGCCGCGCTGCTCTGCGTAGACAGAGAGCAAGAGGTAGCGCTCCATGAAAAAGGCGAGGGAGTTCAACTCGGTGGTAATGGCGAGGCCAGTTGGGAAATCGGTGAAGCCGCGGAAAACGGCGCTTCCTGTGATCCAGGAAGGGTAGACGATATTGTCCCACACGACTTGGGCGCCAACGAGCCACTCGGAGTAGTCGTCAGGGTACATTTGCTGGGCGAAGTACTTGATCGCCTCCCACGTGCGTTCAGCAACAATGGGGGCGAGCGTCTTGTCGGACTTGGAGCGGTCTCCTTGGACAACTCCGCGTTTGAGCGTGCGGAGCCAAGCTGAGATCAGAGTGTGCATCTCGAGGCTGTGGGGGTTAAGACCGATCTTAATCGGGTACTTGATGTTGCTCCAGTGGAATTGGATCCCAGAGAGCAGGGGGCCGAAGTACGCGCGGCAAAGGACGGAGTGGTGGGCTGGGGAGCCAAGCACGTCGCGGATGGGCTTGCACAAGAGGAACTCAGGGCCGTACTCACGCGTCTCGTCTTTCGGGAAACGCTGGTAGATGCAGATGTACGCTTGGCCCTGGCGAGCCTTGATTTCTGCCTCCGTGAGGTGTTCTTCGAACACACCTACGGCGATGAGATCGTCAGTGCAGTCTGTGGGGCAATGGGCCTTGTTGCCATGTGTAGTGCAGCGGAGGAAGGGATACTTGCCACTGTTGAACTCGCCTGGGACGGGCGTAACGTCAAACTTGGGCCACCCCATTGAGGTGCGGGGCTCTAGGGGCTGCGTGAGACGTTGGCGAGTCCCGGCGAAGCGGTACCCGTTTATCGCGACGGCGCGACTGGCGGGAATGTGGTCTGCTTCATACAGTGGCGGGGGCAGGACGTACATGAACAGGGTCTCTGAGGAGATGTGCGAGAAGTCACCCTGAGGAATCGAGCGTTTGTGGCGGAACATGGACGCTTCGATGGGATCGAAGTGAGCTCCTCGGTGCGTGACCGGGAATGGACAAGGCGGGTGGCGACCGCCTTTGGGTGCGTTGGGGCAGTCACTGGCGGAGCACTTCCACGGTTGAGGGTGGTGGTCGCAACGCCATGGGCAGTCAGGTCCAGGGACGAGTTGGGAC